CCTGTGTTCTCTGATGCCCAATTACCCAGGGCTGCCAGGATGGGCAGAGCCTTTTCAATAATGGGTAGCAATGCTGCACCGATGGTCTCTTTTGTTTCAGACAGTTGCAGCCTCAAACGCTCAAACTGTCCCTGCGCGGTGTTTGCCTTAGTAGTTGCAGCACCGCCGAATGTGTCTGCCAGCACCGACATTGCGCCTTCGGCATCCAGGCCACCTTTGATGAGGCCTTTCAGTTTCGGGTCGAGCTTGCCTAGCGCAGCAGTGTTCCCGCCGTATGCCTTTGCTAGTGCCTCAGTGACGGTCGACAGGGGTTTGCCTGTTGCAGCTGCAATGTCCATCGCCAGGGCTGCGCCCTCTTGCGCTTTGGTGAGTGACCCGGTCTGCGTAACCAAACGGGAAAGTGCCGGTCTCAAATCGTCGTCGGAAATTCCGAGCAACTTACCCTGTTGCGAAATCCAGTCCTCGTTGGCTGCGATTTGCTTGTCAGTTGCGTTTGTGTTTTTGCCGATTGCCTTTGCGAGCAGTTCCTGCGCTGCTGCGTCTTCCATTGCACCTTTCGCTGCATCAAATGCTGCAACACCTAGCGCGCCGATTGCAGCTGCTGCTGGTAGTGCTGCCTTTTTCAGTGCAAAATTTGCTTTCGCCCCTGCGCCTTCCAGGGACTGAAATTCTTTGATGGCACCTTTTACGCCTGAATTATCAAACTGTGAAACCAGCGGAATGATGATGGCCATTTCAACGCTCCCCTAGTAGGCGGGTCATTTCTGCCTGCACCTTTGCAATTACGGGAACCAAATTCATTTCAACCTCTTGCCATTTCGATTCGGCAGCTGGCCACATAAAACGCGACGCGTTACCGAAACGACTATTCAAACCATTGACCAGTGCCTCACCGCGCGCAGAGCTTGAACCCCGTTTGCCCGCCATGTCGAGAATCGCCAATGCCGGCGACATCGTGCGAATCTTGACCGTTCCCAGTGATTCGTACTGTGCGCCTTGCGCCAGGTTGCGATTACGGGCGCGCCGTGTGTCCAGTTTCAGTTTGATGTTTTTTGTTTCATTCTTTTTCCAGGCCGTGCGCGACTTGTTTGCGAACCCCGACAACGGGGGTGCGCTCGGTATGGCCGATTTCATCGCCTGCAACATCGGTTCAGCTGCATTCTCGAAATCTTTTGTCAGCTGGCGACGAACCTTTTTGTCCAGGCTGTTGATGGTTTTCAGAGCCTCTTTCAGCCCTGAAACCTCCAGCATTTGAACGGTCGTCATTTCTTGTTCTGCTCTTTCAACACATCGATGATTGTTAGAAACATCACGGGGTCAGCTAGTAGTTCACTAGGGGCGATGCCAGTTGCAACTGACACCTCCGCTACGCGTCTTCCCCAGCTGCCCCGTCCGTAGGGTTTTGGTCGCCGGCAGCGTCACCGCCGAACGACACAATCTGTTTGCAGAAACGGTCAAAATCGGGGACGACATGACCGCCATCGCGCAGAGCTATCCACGCGAGCATGTACATGTCTTCGAGACCGATGCCGTTCTGTTGGACGGTGGAAAACTTTTGTTTTGTTTTCCGTTCCCATTGAATAATTGTCCAGCCGTTACTGGTAGCAGACTTTTCGCCTTCCCCCCAGTCGACCGTGTATGTCATTTCAATCACGGTCGACCTACCTAGCTAAATGTTTCGGTGATGGTGCCGTTCACAGGGAACGACAGCGAAATGGTTTGTGCTGCGTCTGCTGAACCACCGACTGATGGGAACACAGGCACAACTGAACCGGTGAACGATGCACCAGTGACTGCAAGCATTGTGAATGTCACATTCGTGCCTGTTTCGGCTGCTGTCCACAGTGATTCACAAATGGAGCTTGATGCGCCCCAGTCAGCCATAATCTCGGCCTCAAGTGTCCAGGTCGGAATTCCCTTAGCTGCGTATGCACCTGAGAATGTCACGCCCGTGATGGGGTTTTCCGATGGGGTGAGTGTTGATGAAACACACTGGTCGGTGAATGCCACCGAATTGATTGTGAGGGTGATGGACTTGCCGGTCACCACATTTGCTACTGCCATTTTTTTTCCTACCTTGTTACGGTCATTTGAACGGTGATTTCGTACCCTGGCAATTCTTGCCCGCCGACTGCGTAGGACACTGGCCTACCGCCGGCAACCTGGGGGACGGCCAGGATGATTTGGTCTGCTAATTCAAGCAACGCTGACACAGCGTCAGAATTGCCTGGTGGCGCAAGCAATGCGGTCACAGGGTATTGCAACTCATACAGGTTCACATTGATGACCGTGACCGTTGGAGGGTCAATGATGGTCACCCCTGGTCGAGCGTTCCGGCTGTCAACAGTGACGACGATGTCCGCATCCTCCAGGATGTCAACCAGCAAACCAGTTGCATCGTTGATGAGACCCACTAGGCGACCTGGGGACGGTTGCAGCCCCACAGACGCAAAATCTGCCCCATCGAGCCACCGACCGTTGCCGTGCCGAATTCATTGAATGACTGAAACGAATCCATCGAACCGCGTTCGCGATACAACGCAGCTGCATACATCACCGTTCCCAGCGACACATCGCCACCAGGCGAAACGCTCAAAGAATCCTGATAGCCCGCAGCCTTCCGTCGTCGATAGGCGACAGCATTTCCAGCTGCAACACAATCAGTCACGAACGCTGTGTCATTTGCGGACGAGGGGGAGACCCCGAGCCAATCCAAACAATCCTGCACAGACACCCAGGTGCAAACAGGGGTGTGAGACACAGTCCCGTCGCCTGCCTCCCGAGGGTCATCAGCTCCAGCATTCTCAAACAAAATCTGATTGAGCACTGGCATTTGGTAATCGAATACCAAGTCACCGTACTCATCAACATCGACCAGCAAATAGGGCTCGGTTGAAATGATTGTGTGAGTGCCATTGAAACCGTGACCGCAGCCTGTAATCGTGACTGAATCAGCCACGCCGATTTCATTGTTAGTGAGGGTCTGCACTACAGCGATTCCACCTGTGCGCTGGTGGTGTGTGATTGCATAAGTCGCCATGTGCAGACCCCCTTACCTAACTACCGACTAGGCCTGTGTGATTTTGAATGTCTTTGTCGCGTCAATTGTGGTCGTGGCAAAGTAACCACGAATCGCAAGTGTGCGACCGAGCGTTGATGGCTGCTCGATAGAAATCAAACCGCGCTGGTCTTCATAGATTTCAAACCCAGCCTTTGAGCGTGGGTTAGCCACTGCGAGAATGCAGGTCTTAGCTGCGAAATTCTTGTCAGCGACCAAACGCAACCCGAGAATGTTGCCAACTGTGCCCACTGCGTTCATTGTGCCTGGTGCATTAGTTGGGTTCAGGGTGCTGAAAAGAGGCCTGCCCGTTGTGTCGTAGAGGCTGCCGAGCTGTTGCCATACATCCATTGACACGCAAATCGCGTCAGGGAAAACATTCGATGATGCTGCAATGGTTCGTGCGCCGTTGTACACAGCTGCGACAACTGCGTCCGGGTCGGTGAAATCAACATTTGCTGCGGATGCCTGAGTGACACCAGCGAGCAACTGGTCAGCTGCATAGTTGTCGGTTGCGTCAGCGTATTGCGACACAAAATCGTTGACGACGATGTCGATTGCGGAGGCATCGCTCCAGTCGATTACTTGTTCCGCGAGCGTCTGCTGCCCCGCAAAAGTCAGTTTGCTGACGACCTTGTCTTCAATGATTTGGGTCGTTGCTGACACTGCTGTGAGCTGTGTTGACTGCTGGCCTACTGACAGGTGAGTGTCGATGTATGGGCGAATGAATGTTGCACCTGCACGGGGCATCGCGCGAGCTGAAAAAAGTTCGACGATAGGACGCAAGGCCACAAGTCCGTCGAAGACAGGTTGCACAATGGGGGTCGGGATGTTGCCCGGCACATTGCTGACGATTTGGTCTCCAGCTGCTGCGCGGATTGCATTGTTCATTGACATGAACGAATCGCCACCTGCGACATACGCGCTGATGTATTCACTCATCGATGGCAAACGCTGTTCACGCTTTGCTGATGCGAAAATGGGTTGAGTAGGGATGGAGGCCTCAACAGCTGGTGCTGCTTCGGCTGGGGTGTTTGTGATTTCCACTGTGGTTCCTTCTGTTTCGGGTTCTGTGGTTTCGGGTTCGGGTTCGGCAGCTGCAACTGATGCAACGCGGGCACCGGGGAATGCCCCGAATGCCAGCAGTGACAGTTCACGCCATCGAGCTTTTTTGATGACCATTGCACCCGACTTTTTGTCGAATGAATAGTCAACTGGTTCAACACCTACGGACACGGCATCAAGGACACCGTCTGCTGCAAGTGTGAGAGCTTCATCGCCCGCGCGGGTTTCGCTGATGCGGGCTGAAAAGAGCATTCCCTCTGATGTTTCGACGCGTTCTGCGACGATGCCCAAAGGCTGGGAAAGGTCATGGTCACGGATGAATTTTGGTGCTGCACCGTCAACGGGGAGCGACCCAGGCAAAAACCGAACCAGTGTGCCATCGCTGACAACTGCGTCGACATTGTATTCAACCGCTACACCCTCAACTGTGCGTCGTGGCTGGCCGTCTACGCCGGCAGCGTTGACTGCATGCAGGGTTGCATTGATTTGAAGATTCATTGTGTTTCCTCTTGTGGTTCTCGGTCACTGCTCGATGGTGTGTTCATCATTTGTTCTGCTGTTTCTGCCTGGTCGACAAATTCGGACACATCCAAACGACAGAAACGACCGCGCGGGAGAATGTCATCCATGCTCAAACGCTCGGACAGTGCCTGAATGTATGGGGCACATGCGTACTTGTACAGCAACCATTGAGAATCCTGCGCGTTCGTGTAGGTCATTGAATTGTTTGTCGGTGCGCCTACCAGGAACGGCGGGATGTTTGCGACATCGGCCAGCGACAACATTGCATGCTGGCGAGCCTCAACTAGTTGCAGCTTTGACGGGTCGGATTGAAATTCCACCCATTTGACACTGCTGTTCAATGCGCCTACTGCCGAAACTTTGCGAGCCTGCTGCCACGCTGATGCAAGCTCTGCGAGCTCATCGCCATCAAGCGGTTCGCTGTTGTCGGTCTGTTGCAGGTAACCAGCTGTGATTTCGTTTGTGGCGAATCGCATTGCTGCATCGTCAAGTCGGTGGGCGATTTCAATTGCGCGCCAGCCCATTGACAACAGACCCTGAATCGGTGACAGGAACACAACGCAGTTGCGGGGGTCTAAAACCTGCCCCTGATAGATAATTTCGCGGGGCATTGCGTTGAGCACGGTGCCGGGCTGGTCAGGGAATGAAACACCTGATGCTGGCAAACGCATGAACGACGATGGCCGTCCTTCATAGTTCCTGGCAGTCACATACCACACGCTGTATCCATGAAAAATCATGTCGTCGACTGTCCAGGCAATCAGAAACTGACGGGTGACGCTGGGGTCAGGACGGGTCATCCATGATTCGCCAGGCAGCTGCATTTCGATGTATTCCTGCGACGCTGCATCCCACTGAACGGTGAATTCATTGATGGGGAGAGACGACACCAGGCTGACAATCAAATCGCGCGCGCGACTGATGACCGGCAAGGTCATGGCACGGTCTCGGGATGTGTCGTAGTTGTAACCAATGGTCTGACCAATGCCAGCTGCACCAGCTGCTGCCTTCACCGATGCTGAACCAAACTGTGGTGCTTTGCTACGACCGAAAAATGCCATACCAGGAAATTATGACGCATGTGCGGATTTCATGTGTCAATTTCCGAGAAATTTTTAGAAATAGAGAATTCCACCCCCTACCTAGCAAATGCCACCGCTGCCCTAACCCGCTGACGGGGGGTTGATGCGAGCGCAGCTGCCCACACGCAACAGCGCGCCAGCTCGATGCTGCCTGGCGAACGCTTTGAAGACAGCACCAGCGAATGAGCTTGCACGACTGCGACCGCGCGGTTCATGTGGTCGTTCAGCATTTCTTCACCGCGATGAATCAAACGACCCTCAGTGATGAGAGACCGAACCAGCCCGGTGAATTTCAACAGTTCCCCATACCCCACCGTTTGCCTGCGTTTATCAAATCCACGAACCTGAGGGTCAAGGCTCGGGGTGATGGCCAGCGTCAATTTCGGGTCAGCCTCCATCGTGCGGGTAATGCCGGCGACCATTTCTGCGAGTGTGTCGACGACAAATTCCACCTGCACATGAACGATGTTTGATTCATCAGCTGATGCTCGAATGGCCACATAGCGCGCCCCATCAAGTGAGCTGTCAACTGCTAGGAATCCACCAGCTGGGAGTGCGCCATCGCCGGCGCAGGAATCCCAAACCCCAGGTGCGAGAAATCCATTTTCGGTTGACACCCAGGTGTTCAGCGATGCGCGCATGAATGATGCCAGGTCACCGTCGCCGGCCTCGTCACGGATTGTTTCGATGTCCACCAAATACCCCAGTGCGGGGTTCGCGTATTTCCAATACGCCTCATCGAACACATCAACCCCCGGGGGAATGCTCCATTCCATGAACAGGTAACTGGTGGGCAGTCCTGCGTCAATTGCTCGCAGTCCCTGTTCGCGCAATTTCAACATGGCTGTGGAGGCTTGCGTTCCTGCTGTGGAGAACATCGCATGCAGCGGGGTTCCCCCAGCTGTCCGAACATTCCTGGCGCGCTGGGTCGGTTTCAAACCTGAGAACAAAACCTCTTCACTGATGCCCATGATTTCGTCGGAACAAATCAGGTCACAGCTGAGGCCGTGCCCCGCACGGGGGGTTGCAGCACGGACATACCATTTCGACTTGTCCGGCATTTCCAATTCCATTCGGCCATACCCCCATTTAGCCTTTGCGCCAAACACATCAATGAGCACCGGGGCGACCCGTTCAAACATTTGACACGCCAGGGACAGGTCGTGAGCTGTTGACAGGACGGTCTGAGGTTTCCCGCGACGCTGTGCAATGGTCGTCAACCAGGTGCCAATGATGGGGGCAATGAGACTTGACTTTCCCGATTGACGCGCCGTGCTGATGCAGGCCTGCCTAGTCGAATACTCATTAGAACCCTCAACCTCGCCGGCGAACATGCGGTCAACTACATGCAATTGCCAGGGGAGCAGCTCGACATTCAGGTGCATGCTCGACCACTGCGCTACCAGCTGGCCGTCGCTGTAATCGCCCGTGACGCGCGTTTCCAATCTCGGGAGCGTCATGCCTAAATCGTTTGCGTTCGTTCCGTATTCGGCTGAATTCATTTTTGGGTTTTCCAAATCTTTGCGTATAGACGGAAGAT